TCAAAGATCTTCTCGTCACCCTCAAGCTCGGCAATCAAGTCCATGTAGTCACGGATACCAAAGCCCTGTCCTTTAGCTCCTTGTCCTGGCATCCACTTACCACCCTTCCATTCAGCCCAGTCGCCTACATCGACACCCGGCCACTCACGATATACCCAAAATGTACCAGACGCATCCACAGCAATCCAAGCCATAAACCAATTCTTCGCACCCGCTGGGTCAATAATCTGATAGCGAGTAACATTCGTAGTTGGGATCTCTGATGGCTGGACAACATTGATTTCTTTGTTAAACCGGGGAAACTTGGTGGCGTGGGACTTAACTGGAACCCCGTACGCGCGAATTAGAATCTCCTCCCGAGGCCTTCCAACTAGGGTCTCCTTGATTCGCTCGTAGCCACCGAAAGGGTTATCCTTGCTATGGAAGTAGTGGACGCTGGCATTGCGCTTTTTACTCCGTTGGACATAAGGGACAAGTTCGCCGTTGAGCAGCTCAGCCTCGACGCTCTGGACGCTTGCAGCCCCATCTAAGTATTCCTTAATCACTTCCGTCCACCCATCAATCGGGGTGAATGTCACCAGCATCTTGGAGTTGCGGGTAGCAAGACGGAAGCGCAAGGTGTCAATAAGCTCGTTACCAAGAAGGTACTCGTCGAGCCATACTCCGATGTTGTGCCACTGGGGGTCACGGCTACCAAGCTCTGCACCTTCTAGGATAGTTGGGTTGTTCTGATACTGAGAATAGGTCTTAAAGATGATCTGTGACGCATTAGGCAGGATCAACGAGTTATCCGTGAAGCCGTTCTTCTTCGTGTATGAGATGTAAGCATTAGCCGAGGTTTGCTTTGTCCTCATCTCATGCGGCAACCAGTTCCACACCGCGCTTTGTTGCTGGCGGATGCTTACCTCCGAGGTCTGAGCGAAACAGAAGATTTCTGACTTTGGGTTTTCGATGGCGGCTTTGACCACGCAGTAAGAACCCCACGCAGTTTTTCCTGAGTTGTGATGGGGAACTCCCGCTACAATGTAGTTATTGTAAACTGGCACATGGAAATCCCAGACATAATCTTCTCGGAGGTAATTGATCTTGACAACTCGGCGGGAATAGATAGGGTGTCGGTATGCCGAAGCACAACTCAATAACTTACCCAGTAGATCAAATACGCCTTTGGATTGCCGAAGGATGGACTCAAGCGAATATCGCGGAAAAGCTGGCAAAGGAGCTAGATCCACGAGTGACCGCGAAGTTGATTTACAAGGTTTGCAAAAAGCACGGGATACAATGTCAGCGGACAGGGCCACGAAGCGGCGAAGGACATCCCGAATGGAAAGGTGGCAGAATCGCGAACAAGGACGGATACATTGAGCTTTATTGCCCAAACCACCCGAACGCTCGCAAGCACACGCGCTATATCCTTGAGCATCGTCTAATGATGGAGAAACATCTTGGTCGGTATTTAACCCGCACGGAAGTTGTTCACCACAAGAACGGAGTGAAAGACGATAATCGCATTGAGAATCTTGAACTGTTTGAAAGCAATGCTCGCCATCTTGAGGTGACTCTAAAGGGTTGCGTTCCGAACTGGACTGAGGATGGTAAGCGCAGAATGGGCTTGAAAGCTCGTCGTTCAGCTTGATGTCTCCGACTGGCATCCACCCCAACTTGTGAAGGACAAGGTGAGATTTTGAGCATCGGAATGATTCTCCGTTATCCAGAATAACTTCGTAAATTCCCTGCTTATCCTTCCTAAAGGATGGTTGTGCTTTGGCTATAACTACCCTCTCGCCATCCCAAGCGTGTACATGGAAGTCGCTATTTAGGCTCATCACGCACTTGCTACGCTTTAGGACTGGATCATAGATCTCCTGCTCTGGCGCAAGACAACGATTCCCCCCAAGTGCTAGAACCTCAGAGACTTGCGACAATTGCTCTTCAGCCTTCTCCCAATGAGGAAGCCTAAACCCGTATCGGAATGGGTCTTTCTCAGCGTTTTCAATAGCCTCATGGTAGATTCGATGAAGCTCAATGAGATCATCTGGTTCCATCAAGGCTACCTCGTCATCGCTGGGAGGCTGAAGAATTGGATGTTTGCGCCACTGCATTAGTTCGTTTTATATGCACCAGTCTCCATTAGGATGTCTTTGATGTGATACACGCTATCACACTCCTCACAACAAAAGGCATCCTCTTCCGCTGGAAACGACCCTCTATTCCCGTCAACAAAGTGAAGCTCTCGACGCTTCTTGCAATGTTTGCATACGCCAATGAAGGGCTTGACGAACTTCTCCAGCACCACATTCCAAATCTTAGCGTCAAACTTCTCTGCTAGATACGAAGCGTAAACACTGGTGTGGCACTTGTGCTGAACGCCGTCATGCTCGACCATGTAGTGGCGAACAAGATTACCACCATCCTTAGCGTAATCAGCGTATCTTGATTCTGGTTCTGGTATCATTCTACGATTTCGGCTTCTACCGCTTGCGTTTTGACTTTATTGGCAATCCTAGACTTAGCTTCCGCAATCATCTTGGCGGCATCATCAATAGACGGCCCCTTGCGATGCTCAACAATGGTACTCGCCATGCCAGAAAGCTGTCCAGCCTTATCGGTCATAATTCCAATAGTCAACGCCAATCGGTCTGGGGAGATTGCCTTGAGCTGGTCTGGGTCACGGCTAAGTTGTTCGGCTTTCTCGAACAAAAGGTCTGTGTACTCAGCCGCAGCAATGGCGTAGCGTTTGGAGAACTCCTTACGCTTTGACTCCAGCGTATCGTTATGCCTCCACTCCAGCGCACGAACAGTCTCATGCGTCACCTTGCACTTCTTGGCAATAGCATTGATACGCCCACCCTGCGCCAGCATCCAGAGGATCTGTGCCGCCACATTCGGGTTGTAGTTCTCAATAGTGTTCCGAGGAAATTGCTTAGCCCTTTCCTTGACCTCAAGGAAGAACTCTTTCATCGCCTCTTTACTATCAATCGCTGATAGGTCTTCGTCGCTCATTTGGTCTTCTTGCCGTTTTTAACCTTAACGGACCCAGAGTGCAACTCTTTTTTGAGCTTATTCTGTTGCGTCGAGGAAAGCGGAGAACCCTTGCTGAGCAGGTAACCTACTTGCTTTTTACTTTTTGATTTCATTTCTTCTGTAGGACTCTAATGTCGCGCACGACCTCTGGCGTAGCAATGCCCTTCTTCATGAACATTTTAAGAACAGAGTCTGGTTCTTGGTTTTTCTGCATCTGCTTGAAGATGTATCTAGCCCTAGTCCCATCGCTAGTGCTAAGTGCTTTTACCAGCTTGTCTTTATCACCAATGTTCAGCCTGTCATCAATAAGGCGTTGTTTGTGGTGGCTTGCCAACGACTTACCCTTGTTTGGATCTTGCTTAGCGATCTCACGAATCCTTGCTTCAAGGTCTTTTCTTGGGAGAGTGGAAATCTCATCATAAGCATCTGTGATTGTATCACGCTTAATTTTGGGCGCATCAAGAACCTCCCCATCAAGAGCCGCAAGGGAAATCTCGCTGCCAAATCCGTTATCTCGGAGCATTCCTGCAATCTTGCCTTCATCAAGTCCAATTGTCCGCAAGTTACTTACATGGCGGTTTAGGGATTGAAGATTGTCCCTGTATGACTGGTTGCTTTGATTGTAGACCTCATCAAACTCCTGTTGATTCATCTTCCCTTCTTCAACACGAAACCTTGCTGACTTGATATTTGATCGTTCAGTATTAAGGTTGTCATTTAAAGATCTAGCCCTAAACCCAAACCCTTTATCTATTGTTGTGTCGTTAAAACGAAGGCCAATTAGCCTCTGTGCAGTTTGACCTACTGGTCTTGTTTTTGACTTTTCTACTTCATTTACAAAACCTGGGGTTAATAACTCACCGACAAAAAACTTGCCTTTATCAAGCATCTTTGTGGACGGGTCTTCAGCCGTAGTTATTTTGCGATCTCTTTCAAAATCGTAATTATTTAGAGCTTGGGTAAGAGCATTCATTGTGAACGATCCCTCTCCAAGAATGTCTTCGCTAATGCCCTCGACTCCGTACTTCAAACCCTCCCCAAACGATCTGCCATTAAACCCTGCCATAAACGGGCCAACAAACTGTTGTTGAGGGATTAAGTAAGATGTATTCATCCACCTTACATCACCAGTCTTTGGATCTGATGTAATAAACAATGGACGCTTTTCGGCATATTCCGGCAAAACGGTTTCCCGCAGTGCTCGGTTTTTCTCCCTAGTGGTTCCAAGGAACTCCATTGTTTTCTCTATGGTCATTGCACTTGTCCCATAGACAACAGCAAGGGATGCCATTTTTTTGATAGCCTCGTCCCTAATTGCTTTTTGATTTGCCTCCACCCCAAACTTCTCAGATAACTCTTGGGCGTAGGAACCATCGAGCATCTTCTTAATTAGCTTTCCTTGGTTGTACTGATTGCGAGCAAGTTCAACAGTGAACGTAGCAAATTGACCAAACGGAACACCATACCTTGAAAGAGTCTTAAAGTTTCTATTTACGAAGTCGTAGTTTTGAAATGTGTTATTTGTAAACTCGGCGGACTGTTTTTCA